TCTCTGCCCCTTCCTGATGCGGTGATTTCCATCTTCAGCGGAACCGCGGTGCAGGTCACCCCGACTGAGCCGTCGTATAACTCGGCTACTGACACGATTACGATCCCGTCGGTTACCGGTGTTACTTACTACATCAACAACGTCGCACAGGCTGCTGGCGCTGTCGTCATTACCGAGGATACTGTTGTTACGGCTCGTCCCAACAACGGATACTACTTCCCGGCTAATGTCGATGACGATTGGTTCTACGACTTCACCTGATGACTTTGGGCAGGAGGCCAGAGAATGCTTAAACTTGTTGTCGAAGGCGACGAGCTTTTCGATGAAGAGACACAAACCTTTGAGACTATTAATGACACAGTTTTATACTTAGAGCATTCTCTGGTCTCTCTGTCAAAATGGGAGTCAGAATTTCAAAAACCATTCTTGTCAGCAAACAACAAAAGCCATGAAGAAATTTTTTATTACATTAAGTGTATGCTTTTGCATGATTTGGATGACGAAAACGTTATTTACAGATTTTCAGAAAAAAACTTACAAAAAATTAATGACTACATTGAATCTCCACAGTCGGCTACTACATTTGGTGTTATGCCGCAACAAAAGTCAAAGGGAGAAACCATTACCGCCGAGTTAATTTACTATTGGTTAGTTGCCTTTAATATTCCGTTTGAATGTGAGACATGGCACTTAAACCGGCTGTTTTCTTTAATTAGAATTTGCAATATTAAAAACTCCCCACAAAAAAAGATGTCTCGGCATGAGATTTCAAATAGAAACAAAGAGCTTAATGCTCGTAGAAAAGCCGAACTAGGGACCAAAGGTTAAACGGAGGACAAATGCCTAAAATTACTTGGGATGCGGTTGGGGATAGGTATTATGAGTCTGGTTTAGACAACGGCGTTCTGTACTTACCAGATGGTTCGGCAGTTCCTTGGAATGGTTTAACCTCTATCAATGAAAGCCTTGACCGATCTGCTGAGCCAGTCTTTTTAGACGGGTCAAAGATTAATGACGTTGTAAAACTTGGAACTTTTACAGCGACTCTTTCTGCGGTAACATATCCAAATGAATTGGATGAAATTAACGGCGCAGAAGAACTTCGAAGCGGTGTTCATTTAAACGAACAACCGCAAAAAACATTTGCATTATGTTATAGAACAAAAATTGGTAACGATTTTGAAGGCAGTGAAGCTGGATATAAAATTCATATTGTTTATAACATTACTGCTATTCCCAGCGAAAAAACTTACGCAACCGCTAGTGATGACCCGTCTTTAGTTGAGTTCGAGTGGGAACTATTTACTACACCAGAGTACATTGAAGGGTATAGGCCTTCTGCTTATATGGTGATTAACACTTCTGAGTTAGATCCTTGGCTTTTGGAAGAAATTGAGGCCATTCTTTACGGAACAAACTACGCCAATGCATCTTTACTTTCTATGAACGATTTAGTTTCTTATATTAACAATTGGTTTAGAATTAAAATTACTGACAATGGAAACGGAACCTGGACAGCAGAAACAAAATATCCAGGGTTTATTATGTTTGTAGATGAAGGTGAATTTTTAATTAAAGATGCAAATGCAATTTTTACTGAAGATGATGTGTACATTCTTAGTGATACAAAAGATGTTAAAGACGCTCCGAACATTAAAGTTGTTGACAATGGAGACGGTACTTGGACTGCGTCTACTTCTAGCGATAACTTAATTGTTGTTACCAGTGCCAACGGAACTTACGAAATTAGAGACGCAAACGTTAGATACTTAGATACTTTTACCTATCAGCTTTCAGATTCTTTTTAAGGAGGGTCATGGCTACAGTTACAGGTTATACGGCCGCAAGAATTCAGGAAATTGAAGACCAGGCCATTGTTAGTGGCCAGGTTATTGGAAACGATTTAATTTTAACTCGATACAACAACCAGACAATTAACGCTGGAAATGTTCGAGGTCCTCAGGGCGTTCAGGGACCGACAGGAGACGTAAGTCTTTCTCAGTTAAACTCAGCTGTGGCTAACGTTGAATCTCAGATCTCTGACAGCGGACGTGGAATTGTTGCGTTTAGTTCTTATAATATTCAGCAGACAATGGGCTCAGCTAACTTATGGCAAAATGTTAATGGAACTACGGTTACGTTTACGCCAACCGTTGGCCGGGCTTACAAATTTACTTGCCACGTTGCCTTTAGCGCACTTGGAGGAAGCGGATTTGTAACTAGGTTGGTTCCTTCGGATACTGGAACTGGAAATAGCGACCCAAACACCATTGTTCGCGGTGGAGCTCACGCATCTTTTAACAACTGGGTTGTTCACGCCCATTCTAGTGCAGTGGTTATTGCGCCGGCAGGGTGGAATGTATCTAAATCATTTAAACTTCAGGCCTACAGCACGTACCCAAACACTCTAATCCAGAGTGACGAGAATGGTTCAGCCGCTTTTATTATTGTTGAAGACATTGGAATTCTCTAGTTAGAAAGGAGACCGCTTTGATTACTTTATCTTCCACAGGAGACTTTTCAAAGACTAAAAAGTTTTTAAAAAAGCTTTCGTCAAACGACCTCTTTGTAAACTTAGATAAGTATGGCAAAATGGGAGTAAATGCTTTAGAAAAGTACACTCCGGAAGAAAGCGGTCTCACTTCTGATTCTTGGGGCTACAGAATTATCAACAGCAAAACCAACCCAGGAATCGAATGGTATAATACTAACACAAATGACGGGGTTAACGTAGCTATTTTAATTCAGTACGGTCATGGGACTGGAACTGGCGGTTACGTTCAAGGAATTGATTATATTAACCCAGCCATTAGGCCAGTGTTCGAAAAGATTGTAAATGACATTTGGAGGCAGGTGAAAGCATGAGCGGAGTAGACAACCGCGTAGTCAAAATTACTTTTGATAATGCCTCCTTTCAACGGAGCATTGAGGAAACGTCAAGATCGTTAGATAAGTTTAATCAAAAACTAGAACTTAAAGGAAGCACAAAAGGTCTTGAAAACGTCTCTACGGCGGCGCAAAAAACTAGTAGTAGTTTAAAGCTTGAGGGAAGCACTAAAGGCTTAGAAAACATTGGCACTGCCGCAGACAAAGTTAATAATAAACTCCAACTTAGAGATGGTATTAAAGGATTAGATGACGTTACAACAGCTGCCAACCGAGTTGATCTCGGTGGAATGAGCTTCCAAGTTGATGGTGTTTCGACTAAGTTTTTAGCTTTAGCTACTATCGCGGCAACTGTTTTGGCTGGGATTACAGCCAAAGCATTTCAAGCAGGTACTCAAATTGCAAAAGCGTTAACTCTGGACCCAGTTCTTTCTGGATTCCAGGAATACGAACTCAACATGAGTTCTATTCAAACAATCCTAGCAAACACCGAGTCTAAAGGTGAAACTTTAAGTACTGTTAACGATGCGCTAGACGAGTTAAATGTATACTCAGATAAAACTATTTACAATTTTGCCCAAATGGCAAAAAACATTGGCACGTTCACCGCTGCCGGTGTTGATCTTGATACTTCTGTTAGTTCAATTAAAGGTATTGCAAACTTAGCGGCCATTTCTGGTTCTTCATCCGAACAAGCCTCTACCGCAATGTACCAGCTTTCGCAGGCCTTGGCCGCTGGAAAAGTTAGTTTGATGGACTGGAACTCAGTTGTCAATGCTGGTATGGGTGGTGAAATTTTTAAGTCCGCCTTGTTTGAGACGGCTAAGGCAATGGGGACCATTGCCAACGTCCCACTGGACCAGAGCTTTACCGAATGGGAAGATTCTGGAAACTCTTTCCGGGAAAGCCTTCAAGATGGGTGGATTACCGCCGACGTTCTAAGCACGACGTTAGCTGGTCTTTCTGGCGATCTTAGCGCAGCAGAATTGTCAGCAAAAGGCTTTTCTGATGCTCAGATTGTTGCGCTTCAGAAAACGGCAGACACAGCAGTTAAAGCAGCAACTGAAATTAAAACTGCAACTCAGCTGGTAAGCGTAGTTAAAGAAGCTCTTGGCACTGGAATGGCGTCATCGTTTAGACTTATTG